TCAAAAGGTCGCAGGTTCGAGTCCTGCCGAGGTCACCATTTTAGACTTTTCGCGAACATCGAAGGACTGCAGCGCAGATAATTGCGGTGTATCGGTAAAATTAAATCTGACAGTGATGGAATATTTTTCGTCACTGTCTTTTTTTGTGCCTTCATCAGGCACGTGCTCGACAACAACGGAGTTAACCATGGTACTGATGACCTTTTCTTTCATTTTATCGTCCGGAGCAGCGGCGATGTTGCGCAGGAAGTATTCTATAGCTTCTTTGCTAACCTTCGGCGGTGCTGCTACAAGCTCACGCTCTGCTATAGATTCATCCAGGGCGGCAGCCTTGGCTTCGGCGGCGTTTATCAGCTCAATAATGGTTCCGCTGGTGGCACCGTTGGCGATGGCGGCGGCGTAGTTGGCTATGCTCTTCTTAACGCGGGAGCGCTCAGCCTTCATTTCGGCCAGCTCGTTATCAACCTGAGCTTCAGCAACAGCTTCGGCCTGCTCTGCTATCAGCTTGATATTTTCCTCATGCAAAAGCACCTCGCGGGCACAATTATAAACAGCATGCTCCAGCTCGTCCCTGTTCAGCGGCGATATGCTGCAGCTGGTTCTTTTTGCTCTTTTGTTGGCGCAGGCATAATAATAATAAAGCTCACCGCTTCTGCTCTTGCCGCTCATTCCATGCATCGGTCCGCCGCATTCACCACAAATAATATTAGGAGTAAGTAAATATTTATCACTCTTCTGCACGTTTATTCCCCTTCTTCCATAAGTTTTTAGTTTACGCTGCACTGCCTCGAACAGCTCCTTGCTTATAATAGGCGGTACGGCGTTTTTTATTTCTATGTCCTTCCACCGGAATAAACCGGTATAGACAACATTTTTCAGCATCCAAGTAAAGCTGCTTTTATTCCAGGCTGCGCCCCTAGCGGTACGCACACCTAACATGTTCAGCCAGCTGGCTATATCTACATACTTCTCGCCGGCCAAAACCTTTTCAAAAATTTGGCGTACAAATTCGCCGCGCTCCGGATCTATTATTAAGCGCTGCTCTGCGTCCCTGGTATAACCGAAGGGAACAGTGCCGGAGGTCCACTTCGCTTTCAAAGCGTTCTCCTTCATTCCACGCGTAACCTTTTCGGACAGGTCGACGCTGTACCATTCGGCCATACCCTGCAGCACACTCTTCAGCACAATGCCGGCTGCACCCTCAGCCACGTTTTCCCTGGCTGATATAACCTTAACACCATGCTTCTTCAGCTTAGTTTCCCAGACAGCGAAGGAATACCTGTTGCGGGAAAACCTATCGTATTTGTAAATCAAGATAGCCTGAAACACGCCCTTAGACGCATCGGCAAGCATCCGCTGAAACTCCGGGCGTTCATCAGTGCGTCCGGTAATGGCTCTGTCTGCATAAACCTGCAGCACGCTGTAGCCTTCGCGCTCGGCGTACTCGCGACACTCACGCACCTGGCCTTCTATGCTTTCCTCACGCTGGTGGCTGGAGGAATACCGCGCATAGATAACGGCGGGAATAGCACGCTCGGCCACGCTTTTCATACATTTAACCACGCTTTCCCCTCCTTTCATTACATCCCAAAATCTTAGAAATAGCATTTGCCGTGACATTAGCGCTTATGAGCACGAAGAAACCGCTTCTTTACGCTGTCCCAAAATGTCGAAAAAACAATCGTCGGGATATTTCACCTTCTTATTTGCTTGCCATTTGCCTGTCATTTGCCATTTTGTCCCGCCGCTCTACTTTTTCGGGGCGCGGCCTACATCAAAGAAACCCAAAACGCCTGCAGTAAAGAAAAGACTGATACAACCATACCAGAAAGGCTTTTTCGTTCCCTTGAATCGTAAATAAGTTGCATAAAACAGCCCAAGCGTTCCGATGTAGCCTATAGCCCTTGCCCATTCCGCATTGATAGAATTAAAAACGAGGGAAATAGCAACAGACGGTCCCCAATATTTCAAATATGTGGCATTATCCATATCGTTGTAAGTCTCTGCTTTCTTACCGAAGGAAGCGTTTTCATCATAAGCGCGAGCGCGGCCGTACTTCAATTCACAATCCGTAACAATATCCTTGCCGATATAGCCAAGGTGAAAGTGATAAGCGTCGGCCACGTCCTGCAAAAACTCAGCGCCTGTTGCTTTCAGGGCATATTCCACGATAGCGACGCAGGCTCTGGCGTGCGCCATAGCGTTATAACGCTGCTCTAGGTTAAAGCCTATTTTTTCGGTAACGTCCTGCAGGCGATGATGTGGCATCTCCGGGAACATTGCTTGCGAAAGCACGCACGTGCAAAACACGGGACAGCTTGGGAAAGCAAGCTCGTTGCCTGCCAGCTCTTCCGCCAACACGTCCATGTCAAACTTGGCATAGTGCGCGACAAGCGTTTTGCCGTTAATTTTTTCCTTAATCAGCGGCCACAGCTCATCAAAATACGGCGCATCCTTCACCATCTCTTTTGTGATACCATGCAAAGCCGTATTTTCTTTGTCGAAATGCAAAATACCGGGACGGATAAGACTGTAAAAAGTATCAATAATCTTTCCGTCTTTCACCGTAACCAGAGCGACAGAGCATGCGCTTTTGTGCCACTTGTTGGCCGTTTGAAAATCAATAGCTACATATTCCATAAACAACTACCTCCTAACCGTCAGCACTACGCTGGCGACATTATTAAACCTTGTCATATTGATACTATAAAATACATGATATAATATATTTGAATTTATTTTTGTTTTGGTGGCTGTGGCGATGGCTTTTGCTTTACCGGTGGCAAGGGCATAGAAAAGTTATCGCTTCTAGTTACCGTACTAGGTGGCACAGGGTTCGGCTCAGGCACTATTTCACCTTCTTTCAGAACGGAGTGATATTATGGAGTTAAATTTATTGCAAAACATTGCACAAGCTGCTCCGGGGTTCGTGGGCGTAGCAGCTTGCAAGCTGATGAACGGAAATCCTCAAAAAGAAAAGTTGAATAATGAAGTTTTGGCGTATTTTCTTTTCGGTGGTACAGCATGGCTTTTAGTTGCGAGCCTTGCCAATATTTGCAGCTTGCAGGGCTTGTCGCTGAGCGAATCAACACGTATTGCCTGTACTATTATCTGCGCTGCTCTTTTAGGTATTTTATGGCCTGTATGGCTACGCGACAAAGCCGTTGCGCTGGCCAACATTATAAATTGTTACTTTGGAAAAAATCCGATATTCGTTGAAGAAACAATTTTAGAAAAGCTTGGCTGCGACAACAAGCCACATTACTACGAAGCGTATAAGGCTGGCACTCTTATCGCGTCTGGTTGGGGCGAGCACTTCATAAGAAGTGAGAAGTCTTTTTCCTTGCGCCAGATAGAAGGCTATGGCATGGAAGACCTGCAAGAAGTGCGCTACATCATTTGGCAGGACAAAGACATGATTTTAAAAGAATATACGCTGAAAGAAACTTAAACATTATCATCCGCCGTCAGCACCGCACTGGCGGCATTTTTTATTTGCAATCTGCAGTTATCCGGCTTTTCCGAACAGCTGCATTTACTTCTTCCTCCCGCAATGAATTATATACAATTCTCTTCTTCTTGCTCGGAAGACCGAGTGTATTGGAAAAGCTTGAAATCAATCATGTTGCGTATTTCTAATTTATCGCTGGCGTTTAGCTGGCGATATTTTTTTATTAACTCAAATTCAGAACTACTAACATCACCACCTAAAGACCTACCAAATAACTCAGCAGGAGTTATTCCTAACGCTTTAGCAAGTGGCGCCATAATAGACAACGGCATATTTTCAATTTCTCCGTTTTCGTATCTATATATAGTTGCACGATTTTTTCCAACGCGTTCAGCTAACTGGTCGGCAGTCAAACCTAATTCCAAACGGCGAGCCTTTATTCTTTCACCAATATTCATGTAAATCACCTCTAAGAAGATTATACTACAAATTTGCAAATCTGCAACAAGAAACGCAAAAAAGAAAAATAAATCGCATCTTATGCGAAAATTTAGTTGACACAATAAAGATTAGATGATAAACTTAAGTAAATCGCATATATGCGAATAAATAGAAAGGAGCTTTATTATGGTAGATGTGAAAAAACTGAAAGGAAAAATTTGCGAAGCTGGCTTAACTATTCCCGGAATCGCTCGCCGTATGAACATTAGTCCTTCGACTTTGTATAGAAAACTGGAACATAACGGTGAAGGGCTTTTGGTTAAGGACGTTGACAAAATAATCGACATCGTTGATATTCAAGGCGATGATGTTAATGCTATTTTTTTTACTCAGTTAGTCGCATAATATGCGACAAAGAGAGGTGCAAACATGAACAAAGACAAAAAGAAAAGCCCTGCGCAGCAGGGCATGGGAATAAGCGTATTCTTGCGCAAGCTCTTTGGCAAGCGTGAAGAAAAAAACTGCGTCTTAAAGCAACACTATATTAATATAGGCGGCTTTACAACACAGTTAGAAGCTTATCGTATGGCAGACAACATCCAGAAGACTTTTGGAATACCGCCGGAAATGATAACTATTAGTGAAGCTGACTTATTAATTTCTCAAGCAGAGTACGAAAAATATCTGGATAAAGCTGCAGAAGCATAGGAGGCGACAAAATGCTGAAAGAGCAAAATAAAAGCCAGCACAAAGCTGGCTTGAAACGTAGAAAAGTAAGAGATTATTTCTTTTCCTGTATTCCGTTCTTCTCTAACGAATTTCTGGAATCGCTGACGTTTTGTGACTGGCTGCCGCTGATTATATCTATCGCGTCCTTAACCGCATCCATTGCGGTGTACTGCAAACACTAATCAGACATTACACCCATAAAAATTATAGGAGGCACATCATGGCAAAGAATCTCAAGGTTAAATCAATGGCAGACGTTTGCGTTCTGGACATTGCACTCTGCAACTACATCCAGCTCGCCGGCCATCAATTAGATTGGTTACAGAAGAATCACATAGATGTAGCACAAGGCAACATCGAAGATTATCAGGAAAAAATCGCGGCAGCCAAAGGCCTGCTGCAGCAGCTGCGTAACTTCTAAGGAGAATACTATGTCAAAAACAGTAACCAAAACACTCAGAATCAAAACACCAGCAGAATACAACGCGGCGGAACGCGGGCTTTGCAATTACATCAAAGTCGCCAGCGATCAAATTCAGATTTTGAAGCAGTATGATGCCAAATACAGCGGCTCTTCGGCCGTTGCTATTGAAGACTACATGGAAAGAATCAAAGCTGCCAAAAGCCTGCTGAAGCAGCTGCGCGACTATTAACATCAGGAGGGACAACATGCAAAAGAATAACAATGGCCAGACGCCGAAGGCTTTTCTTACCTTGAAGCTCGACTCTATGCAGACCTTTGAGCTTATCAACGCTCTGCGCTGCAATAACATCCGCTATCACATGGCAGTGAAAAACAGATTGGCGGAAATCCAAACGCATAAAGACAACAAAGACTATATTGCCATGCAGGAATTTACCATCAACCGCCTGCGCAGCAGCATTGATGCAGCTCAGAGCATTCTCGAGCAAATTTATGCAAAATATCCCTGGCTGGCTCCGGAGGCAGAACAAAATGAAGAATGACCTTTGCTATATCATCATCCCCAAAAGCACGGCCGCACGTCTGCAGAAGGCTATTGCTAATGACAAGCAACTCGCAAGCGTTGCTGAGCAGATAAAAAAGCAGGAGCCGTTAGAAAATGGCCATACTAAACACTTTTGGCACCAATACAACAAAATGGAGCTTATCGAGCAGCTGCAGCTTTACGAAAAGCTGGTGACTTACGCCAGCAACCGCTTTTTCAGACTGAGCAAGGAGGCGATAATTCGTGAAAAGAAAGATAGCTAACATTGTAGTTATTGGCGTTGGCGCTGTCCGTAAAATTCCCTTACGCCGCTTTGCATATCTGCTTTGGCTGCGTTGCGGCCGCGCGCTTGACCTGAAAAAGCACTGCCACCTGCAGGAAGAGGAAAAAGCTGCTGTTGAAAAGCCTTGTGCTGCGCCCGCTGATTTTAGAGGTTATGGCGGCATTGGTGGCCATCCTCAAATCAGAATCACCCATAAAATTTCGTGGAAGACACGGCGCTGGTAACAGCAGAAAGGAGCAAATCATGAAAACAATTATCTCCATTCTTATCGCGGCTCTGCTTGGCGCTGGCCTCGGTGTCGGCCTTGCCTATGGCTGGCGTCTGTACGATGATAGCCGCTATGTATGTAATTACACCACCGCCACCGTTGGCGTTGGCGGCACTGTTTATGACCTCGCCTTGAAGTACCTGAAAAAGCAAGACCGCTATGATCTTGATGAAATGATTTTCTACATCATCGAAGAAAACGGCCTCGGCAACAGCCGCTACATGCTCATTCAGCCCGGCGATGTGCTGCGCATTCCGCTGTATACGCTAAAGAAATAGGAGGGCATTATGGCACGCAAGAAAAAAGAACTCATCATCAACAGTACATCCGGTAAAATCACTCAAAAAAGTGCTCTTACCCTTTGCGATTACATTCAGCGCTACTACGCCACCCATCCCGACGTATACGCTGACTTTCTCGCCTGGCAGACAGCAAAGCACGAAGCTGCAGCACAATAGGAGGACGTGAGAATATGATGGAAAACTACGATGTCAAATATATTTTAAGCAAAGGCGGCTGTACTCAAATCCGTTACACCGTCTGTCCTGCAGATGCAGAACCGGAGGAAAACATAATCAGCCGCGCGGATAAGCCGCACGAAGATTTTCGCAAACTGTGGGCGCTGCTCCCCGGCGTAGCAGCCCGCTTTCTTGAATTCCCTCTGCAGAACGCCGATGGCCAAAACATTATATTGAGAGTTACGAAGGTAAATTTTCTGGATAGCACAAAATACGGCTACGGCATGCAGCTCGTTGTCCTGCTGGAAGGCATGGCTCTTTGCCCTACGCCGCTTCAGATTGTAACACAAAAATTTTACTGCACGGAAACACTCACCCGCCAACAGGGAGAAAAGAAAATTCCTATGCAGCTGCTGTTGCCGAACGAAAAAGCTTTGATGAAGTCGCTCAAAGAAGAAGCCTTCAAATATGCCTATTGTGGCAAACGCCAGCAGCCAACTATTGACGAAGCTCAACGCGCCTACGAGCGTGGCGGCTATCTTGATGAAGAATAACAGCTGCGGCCTGCGCTCTGCGACGGAAGAAGAAAGGACGTATAAGCAAGATGATTAAAGCAGCTACGGCTTTTGGTGGCGCGAAAGCATATGACATATCAATAGCGTGCCCCTGTAGAGAATGCGACGTGCGTTCACCGGGTTGCGGCAGAATATGCAGCGATTACAAAAAGTATAAATTTGTTTTGGCTGTGCTGAACGGGAAGCGCCAGGCTAAGGCCAAAGCAGCGGCTGAATGTCGTGCGATGCGCAATGAGCGTATCAGAGAATGGAAACATAATAAATGTTGGCCAAAAGGTTGAGATAAAGAGTATATGAAGAAATATAATGCGAGGCTATTCTGCCTCTCTAAATAAATATTTTTAGGCACGAAAGGAGCCGATATTATGATTAAAAATTATGTACCCCTGCGCGATGCAAAGAAGGTCCACGTTGTAGAGCTGACTCACCTCTTTGGCGGCAACAAACTTGTAACCCGCCATTATATGCAGGATGACAGCGCAGCAGAAATCCTTGCTGTTTACACTGATGAGGACTCTTCCTGGCTCAGCGATGACTTTGAACCGGTAGAAGGCACTATTCTCTATGATGGTATAAACGATGTTGTTGACGTTACCGCTGGCGATGTAACCTTGACTGTCCACCGCGACAAGCTGGCAAATTACCTTGTTGGCATCGAAATCGTTGACGTTCAATAAATAAGTAAGACCAAAACCGGGGACAACATGGCGCTGTCCCCGGCCTATTTGCAAAGGAGGATACCATGTTCGGAATAGACAACAAACCTAAAATCTGCGTTTTTAACCTGCCTATTGAATGGCTGCACCCGCATCCGCATAACCCCAGAAAAGACCTAGGAGACCTTTCGGAGCTGGTCGAAAGCATTAAGGCCGTCGGCATAAAACAGAATCTTACTGTTGTCCCTGATCGCGACGAGAACGGAGATATGCTTGACGATAGCTATACCGTCATCATTGGCCATAGACGCATGGCCGCGGCGAAGGCTGCAGGCTTTAAAGAATTGCCTTGCGCTATTGATATGGAGATAACACCGGCGGAACAAATCGCCCTGATGCTCCATGAAAACATGCAACGCCGTCAGCTCACGCCCCTGGAAGAAGGCCTTGGCTTTCAACAGCTGCAGTTAGAATTTGGCTGGCCAGTCGGAAAAATCAGCGAATACAGCGGCTTTTCGGAAACGACCGTACGCGATCGCCTTCGTCTTACACAGTTTGACAAGACGAAAGTAAAAAAAGCCTACGAAGAACGCCAGCCAAAGCTTGTAGAATTTGAAGCATTAAGCAAAGTGAAGGACGAAGAAAAGCGTAACGAGCTGCTGGAAAAGATTGGCACGTTCGGCTTCATGCCTGCAGTAAAATCAGCCTTAGCCGAAGAGGCAGAAAAGACCTTTATGGAAGATATTAAAAGCATTCCGCAATTAAATAATGCTACCGTCCTCTCGAGAACAGATGTCTGGAACGCCAGCAAATATAAATTATTGGCATCTGTAAAGGTACCTGAAGGCGACAAGGTTGACGAAAACTTTATTGCTGCTTTGCCTACCATTCCAGAAGGCCAGAGACATCACTATATTTATTACGACAGATGCAAAAGAAACTTAGAATTTTATTCCAAAGTAAAACACACTGCCCCAGCAAAATCTTCAAAAGAAGCTCAGAAGGAGCGCGAAAGCATAGCAAACAACTGGGCTGATTTGGAAGCGGTTAGCCAAAAATACTATGAGCTGCGTAAGCACTTCGTTGAAAACTTCTACTGTCATTCCAACGAACAAATAATGCTCGCTCTGCAGGGAGCTGTGTATGCAGTCGCATCAGAAGCACCACGCTACACTACAAATCAAATCAGTCAGGGCCTGGTTAAAGTTTTAGGAATACCTGAAAAAGCCTACAGCCCATACGATGCACGCCGCATTGCGATTATCACCAAGGTGCATGAATTAAAGCGGAACAACGTAACTCAATGTGTTTATCAGCTCTTTTCTGATAGTACAGACTTTAGAGGCCACTATGGCTGGGACTCTAAAAAGCGGCCCGTATACCATAAAAGACCTGAGATTATCGCCCTCTACACCTGGCTTAAAAGCTTAGGCTATGAAACTAGCCAAGAAGAAAAAGAGCTTATAGACGGCACCCATGAAGTTTTCCATAGGAAAAACAATTAAATAATTTACGCGCATTACAGGGCGCAGGCTGCTTCTGCCGATATGTTATATACAAGCAAACAGATGGCGCAGAACCAAAGAAGAAGTATATCACTTTATCCAGCCCGCGCCCTAAAGTGCGCGATAAAACAAATATATATTATAGTAGAAAGCTGCGAGGTTAAACCCCTCGCATTAGCTTGATATAGCATATTAACTTAATCGCACCCATAGGGCTGCGAAAGAAATTTACTCTTTGACTCCGGTGGTGATTGATTGTGTACAAGAAAAAAGAAATCTATTGCGGCGAAGTCCTGGAAGTTGAAAAAACTTGTAGCTTTAATTATAAGGGCAAAAATATGACCAGAGGACCGCGCATAGAAAAAACATCTGAAGCCATGGCCAAGGTTAACGAACGCCGCGCTCAGAAAAAGCTTTCTCGCCTGATCAATACCAACTTCGGAGCCAACGACTACCACCTTATTCTTACCTACAGCCCGGAGAACAGAGCACTCAACCCTGAAGCTGCCAAGAAAGACCTGTCTGCTTTTCTTTTATCCATGAGGAAAAAATATAAAAGAGCTGCCCTGGAATTCAAATATATTGCCGTAACTGAGTATGGCAAGAAGTCTATGCATCATCATCTTGTAATCAATAAGGGCATAGACCTTGCTGACATTGCTGCATCCTGGAGACATGGCCGCATCCACACGACCAACCTCGACAACAGCGGCGATTATGACCGCCTGGCTCATTATCTGATTAAGCAAACCAATAAAACTTTCAATGATCCGGAACGCTGCGTGCATCACAAGCGCTGGTGTGCGTCACGGAACCTGAAGAAGCCTATAGAAAAAAATTACAAAGTTAAGGCCGACAGCTGGCGCGAATATCCGACGGCACCAAAGGGCTACATGGTAATCACTGACAGCATCGTCAGCGGCGTAAGCGATTGGACCGGTTGGCCGTATCAATATTACCGCTGTATAAAAATCTCTCCAGAAAGAAGGAATAGCCATGCCACAAAAAACCACATCAACAGAGCCAAAGGAAAAGACTCTTAGAATCACACTGGATATACCGCCAAGCGTGAACCATTGCTATGCGCCGAATTATAAACAACATCAGCGTGATCGCGTCCTTACTCCACAGGCACGCAGCTGGAAGGAATATGCCAAATTAAAGGCGCTGTCTGAAGTGCGGCGGCAAGGCTGGCAGACTCCGGCAAAGGGAGTAAAGGTTGTTGTCGAGCTGGTGGCCTATTGGCCTGACGGCAGGACAAGAGATATGCATAACGCACATAAGCTGCTCATGGATGCACTGGAAGATGCTGGCGTATATCCTAACGATAAATTTGCCTTGGCTCGCGATATGGACTTCACCATAGACCGCAAAGAGCCAAGGCTGGAAGTGTTTGTCTATCTGAAACCGGAGGGAGAAAAATATGGACAGCCAAGGAATCAAGATTAAATTGCAAAGCGTAATCGTAGCAGAGCAGGACGTGCTCAGGCTGCAAAGTCAAATCGAACATTTGCAATGCTTAGAAGGCGGGTGCGAAGAACAGCAAGACTACTCAGACCTGAAGGCCGAATTGCTGGCGAAGATTGAAAAGCATAAACAGCTCTACCGTGTCGCTCAAAAAATTATCGACAGCCTGCTGATTGTAAAGCGTGGCCAGCGCGATTCAGAGAAGACACGCGCCTGCAAGACCATCTTAGCAGAGCGCTACCTAAACGGAAAAGGATGGTCGGAGATTGCCGGGCTTATCAACTACTCAGAGCGCCAGGCGCAACGCCTTCACGGCGCAGCTCTGGAAGCAGCTGCCAAGGCAGCTCAACGTAAGAAAAAAATATAATCAAACAAACGAGCGGTTCGCCGCTCTTTTTTTGTTTATAAATCAGTGAATATTCTGATAATTAACCAAAAAATAGGCAGCATCCCCCCCTATCAAAAAATTTTTGCGTGTTCAAAGCCGTACCGGCGCGGTTCCTTAACACAATAAATTGGTCGCGCGTAAGCCCCCCTCCCTAAAAAGTTAGAGAATTTTTTCTTTCAAAACGTCGAACGTGGCTTTGGTGCTGGCTTTGCGGCGCTGAAGCAAGGAAATTTTTCGCCAAAGAAACGACAAGAAAGAAAAAGTAAGGAATTTTTTGCGGCACTATTGGAAGAGATTTTTATTTTTAGCCGTTTTTCTATGCAAAAATCACATGCGCATATTCGAACACATAAACATGTCGCTACTTGTCACCTGCTTGTGTGCTATTTTAGATATAGGCAAACACATTAAAGAGAGGCAAAAGCATGAAACCATGGGCGGAACAATTTTACAAGTCAAAAGCGTGGCTTAAATGCCGCAAGGCATACATCACAAGCGTACAAGGCCTTTGTGAACGCTGCAGGCGGCGCGGAATTGCCAAACCCGGCAAAATCGTGCATCACAAAACAGCATTAACGCCTGACAACATCACAGATCACAGCATCAGCCTAAACCCGGCTAACCTGGAATACCTTTGCCAGGAATGCCACAACATCGAACATTATCAGAAATTCGGCTCCACGCGGCGCGGGCTGGCGTTTGATGCTAATGGCCAGCTTGTGCAAGTGTCTGACGAAGCCAACAACGGCGAAGCTTAAAACATGAAAGGAGGCGGCGCTTATGGCAACACCTAAGAAAAAAGAAAAAGCGGTAAAACCAGAGGCAAAAGCTGCAGCCTTGACATCCAGCAGCCGTGTTCGGCGCGAGGTCACACGTCTGAATAAGATTTTCGCTGCACGTAACCACGAAGAAAAGGAATACCTGGCCGGACTTGTCAAAAGGGCAGCCTGGATGAAGGTACAGCTGGAGGACATGGAAAAGGACCTTGAACAGAATGGCCTTACGGAAATGTTCACGCAATCGGAGAACGCTCCGCCCTATGAACGCGAGCGCCCGAAGGCAAGGCTGTATAACTCCATTAACAAAAACTATCAGACAATCATGAAGCAGCTGGCGGACTTCCTGGCCCGTTCCGATACCAGCAGCAAGCCTCCGGATGACGGCTTTGAAGACTTCTGCAACAGCTAACCCTATCAGGGAATATTACGCAGCCATCCAGCGCGGCGATATTATTGCCTGCCATAAAATCACCCGCACGCTGGAGAAGCTTTGCGCTGACCTTGACGATACCGACGGGCCGTATATCTATGACAGCGCAAAGGCGGAAAAGGTTATTACCTTTATCGAAAAATACTGCAAGCAAAGCAAGGGCAGGAATGGCGGTAAAGGCATCCGGCTGGAGCTATGGCAGAAAGCCTTCATTGCAGCCACGTTTGGCTTTGTAGAAAAGACGACAGGCTTTAGAAAATACCGCGAAAGCGTGCTTATTGTCGGACGCAAGAATGGAAAATCCACAATAGGAAGCGCCATCGGTAATTACATGCTTTTTGCAGATAAAGAAAAAGGCCCTGAAATCGTCAGCGCTGCTACAATGAAGGACCAGGCAAAAATAGTTTGGCTGGAAGCTAAACGCATGGTACAGAAAAGCCCGTCCTTAATGCGCCGGGCGAAGCTGCTTGTCAGCGAAATACAATGCAAGCTCAATGACGGCACATTCAGGCCGTTGTCCAGCGACAGCAATACGCTTGACGGCCTAAACCTACACGCTGCCATCATTGACGAGCTGCACGCCATCAAGGACAGAAACCTTTATGACGTACTCGTAGACGGTATGAGCGCCAGGGAGCAGCCGTTGTGTTTAATTATCTCAACCGCCGGAACTGTGCGTGAAGGCATTTTTGATGTTAAATACAGCGAAGCACAAGACATTATCAATGGTTACGATAACGGCAGCTATATAGACGAACATGTCCTCTTTTTTGTCTACGAGCTGGACGACCGTGAAGAATGGCAAAAGCCGGAATGCTTTATAAAAGCTAATCCTGGCTTAGGCACCATAAAAAGCCTTGCGCAGCTGCAAAACAAGGTAAAAAAGGCGCAGCATAATCCGGAACTTGTCAAAAACCTGCTTTGCAAGGACTTCAATATGCGTGAAACCTCCGGCAGTGCATGGCTAACCTTCGAGGCACTCAATAACGAAGAGCGCTTTGACATCGAACAGTTAAAACCGCGTTATTTTATCGGCGGAGCGGACCTGTCGCGCACAACGGACTTAACCTGCGCGTCGGCCATCTTCAAAAAGCAGGCTGACGGCCCTATATATGTCATGCAAATGTATTGGCTTCCCGAAGATCTGCTGGAAGAACGCAGCGAACAGGATAAAATCCAATATAACCTCTGGGTGCGGCAAGGCCTCATGCGCGTTTGTGCCGGTAGTAAAATTCGCTACGAAGACGTGACAGCATGGTTCTGCGAGCTGGTGAACAAATACGGCATGATGATGCTCTGGTGTGGCTATGACAGCTGGAGCGCAAAATACTGGGTTGACGACATGATTAGCAATTTCGGCAAGGAAGCAATGGAACAGGTAATTCAAGGCAAAAAAACACTTTCCAGTCCTATGCACAACATGGGCGCGGACTTGAAAGCCAAACGCATCATTTACAACAATAACCCTATTTTGAAATGGTGCCTTTCCAACACTGCCATTGACATAGACATCAACGGCAATATACAGCCTATGAAAGCCAATCAGCTCCGACGTATTGACGGTACAGCTTCTTTGCTGGACGCATACGTCACTATGGAAAAACACCTGGCAGATTACAATTCTTTCACGCTTTAGTTTAGGAGGAAAACATGAATATATTCCGCTCAATGTATAGTAAAATCTTCGGTCGAAACCCGACACCGGCAGCGGAACCCGTCAACCTTGTACGCTTTGTGTCTCTGAATCAGGACGTAAATCTGGCGCAGGCTGGCGGCGCTGAGAGCTACCAAAACCTGTTTACGCGCGTCTGCATAGACTGCCTGGCAGAGAATGCGGCCAAGCTGAAGCCCAAAGTACAGCGCATCATAGACGGAGGCATCAAGGACGGCGACAGCAGGCTGCAGGCGCTGCTTGAAATCTCTCCCAACGAGTACATGAACAGCTTTGAATTCATCTACAAAGTTGTTACGCTATGGGCAAAAGACAATAACGCTTTTATTTATATTGCGAAGGACCTGCGCGGCAATCCTATAGGCCTCTACCCTATCGCCTATGCACAGGCAGAATTTCTTGAATCAAACAAGATGCTTTTCGTTCGTTTTACGTTTGGAAACGGCTTTCGCATGACTGTCCCTTATGAAGAGCTGTGCCATCTACGCCGCTTCTTCGGCCCCAGTGACCTTTTCGGCGAAGACAACGAAAGAACCCTAAAACCGCAAATCGGCCTGCTGAACATCGTCAACAAAGGCTTCGCGGCGGCGGTAAACAACAATAACCGCTTAAAGGGCATCATCAAATCAAATGTAAACCTGCACAATGATGACCTGAAAAAGCAGCAGGAAGCCTTCGTGAAAGACTATATGAATCTATCCAATAATGGCGGCATTGCGGCGCTGGACACCAGAACCGAATACATCGAACTGAAGAATCAGCCGACCGTGGCCGATGACAAGCAAATGGAAGTTGTGCGCAAGGACATAATGGCCTATTTCCACGTCAGTGAGGACATCTTAATGGCCCGCTACAATGAAGAGCAATGGGGTGCTTTCTACGAAAGCGTCATTGAACCCATCGCGATCCGCTTAGGATTGGAGCTTACAAGAAAAATATTTACGCAAAGAGAAATTGCTGTAGGCAACAGAATCCACTTTGAAGCTAACCGCCTGCAGTATGCATCTACAAGCAGCAAAATCACCCTGACCAAAGAACTGATGCCGTTCGGAATGCTCTCTGTTAACGAAGCAAGGGAAATCTTCAACCTTGCGCCCGTTGAGGGCGGCGAAAAGCGCTTAGTATCTTTGAACTATATTGACGCAGAGCTTGCTAACCAGTACCAGGCTGGCAAAATCGGCGCTGAACAGGTGGAAGGAGGTGAAAAAGAGTGAGTGATACAAAAAACACTAAGCTTTACGCGTCACTGTATAATCCTAAATTCTGCATTCGGTCCGCTCCGGCCGCTGACGACAGCGATAATAAGCAGCGACGAATTGCGGGAACGGCAATGCTTTTCGGTGAAAAGACGGTTCTGTTCAGCATTGGTGATATTGACTATTGTGAAATCATCGACGCACATGCTCTTGACGGCTGCGACATGTCTGACTGCGTGCTCACGCGCAACCATCAGACCGATAAGCTGCTGGCACGTACCAAAAACAACACTCTGCAGCTATCTGTAACGGAGCACGGCCTTGACTTTGCGGCTGACATTGCAGACACCCAGGACGGCCGCGACACCTTTGAGCTTATCAAACGCGGCGACATTGAGGCCTGCAGCTTTTTCGCAGAAATCGAAGAAGCAAGCTATAATGTCGAGACGCACACACGCACCATCTTGAAATTTAAGCGTTTAAATGACGTGTCGGCCGTAACCTTCCCAGCCTACGAAAACACAAGCATTGACGCCGAAATGCGCAGCGCTTACGGCTTCGAGGAAGCGGAAACCGCAGCTGCCAAGCAAAAAATTGAAGAAGCCAAGAAAAGAATCTTACTGAAATTTTAAGGAGGATACCATGAATAAAGAACTCTTAGAACTCTTAGAAAAAAAGAAGGTCCTGCGCTCTAAGCTGGAAGCTGCCAAAGACCTTACTGCAATCAATGCTCTGGAAAAGGAGCTTGACGAACTGAACAAACAGGAAGAGGTGCTGGTGGCGCGTGCCAGAATTGCCGATAAACTGAACAAGAACCCTGGCTTAGGCAATCCGGTGCCTACCCCTGGCAATGTTCCTTCCGAGGAAGATATGTACGACAGCATGGCCTACAGAATGGCGTTTATGCGTTATGTGTGCTCCAATGGTGCCAAAGAGCTGCCGGGTGAATATCGTAGCAACGCAAATACAACCACTACCGATGTCGGTGCTGTTATTCCTACAACCATCATGAACCGTATTGTCGAAAAGATGCAGGCTGTCGGTATGATTTTGCCGTTGGTAACTCAAACAAACCTGCGCGGTGGTGTAACCTATCCTACAAGCACTGTAAAGCCTGTTGCTACCTGGGTAGCTGAGGGCGCAACCTCTGACAAGCAGAAGAAGAGCGTCACAGGCATCACCTTTGCTTATCACAAATTACGCTGCGCTGTATCCATCACTCTGGAAACAGAACAAATTACTCTCTCTGCCTTCGAAATGTCTCTTGTAAACGGCATTGCTGAGGCGATGGTTAAGGCTCTGGAAGAAGCGATTATTAACGGCAATGGCACAGGACAACCGAAAGGCATTCTGAAGGAAGATGTACCTGAAGAACGATCTGTTGTTCTTGCAGGCTTTGCACTGACCTACGAAGATGTAGTTAAAGCCGAAGCTGCTCTGCCGCTGGCTTACGAAAACAACGCTGTCTATGTCATGACCAAAAAAACCTTTATGAATTTTGCTGGCCAAGTTGACAATAACGGCCAGCCTGTTGCCAAGGTAAATTACGGTGCAAGCAATGCTCCGGAGCGCTACATTTTAGGGCGCAAGGTAATCTGCTGCGACTATCTGCCAAACCTTGACGCAAATACTGCTGTAAATACTGCTGTCGCTCTGATTTTCGACTTAAAAGACTATGCTGTCAACACCAACTATGTAATGGGACTTAAGCAATACGAAGATAACGACACCGAAGACCAGATTTTCAAATCTGTTATGCTGGCCGATGGTAAAGTTATTGATAACAATGGCCTGGTAGTTATTAAAACTCCGGCAACTAAAGGCTAATCATGGATGAACTGTTAGCAGAAGTAAAGCTCTACTTACGCCTTGACGGTGACATAGAGGACACACTGCTTACCGGTATGATTAAAGCTGCGAAGCAATACCTTATTTCTGCCAGTGGGAAAACAAAAACAGCTGACGGAAAAGATATTATCGATGACGAACTTGCCAGACTAGGCATTAAAATGCTTGTATCACATTGGTATGACCATCGTGGCACAGAATGGCTTGGCAGCGGCAAAACGCCCGCTGAAATCGGCTACAGCTTTAAGGTAATACTGGCTCACATCACAAGCTCAGGTGATTATATATGTTAAACGGAGCAAGCGACCGCACGCATCGCATTACCTTACGCCGCCCGGACATCGTAGCAGATGGCTACGGCGGCCAAAAGCGTGCCTTTAGTAACTACGCAACACGGTGGGCGCAGGTAAAGCCCCCGGCGTACCGCGAACAGCAGGCGCAAGGCGCTCCCATGAGCCGCGAGGAAATCGTGGTAGAGATCACGCCTGCTGACAATGCTGTAGGCCGCGGATGGCGCTTACTCTGGCAAAACCATGAGTACGCTGTCACCTCCACGGACAACACTTACCGGGAGCGCACCCTTATAACGGCCAAGCGCCTGAATCCGGGAGAATAAAATGCCACGTAGCTACATAACAACATTAAGTGATGAAGAACTTACAAAATGCCTCAAACAAATTAAAGCATTTGACGGAAAAACCAGACTGGGAGTTGAAAAGGCTCTGAGGAATGGCACAAAACGCGTAAGAACCGGCGCTGCCAGACGCGTAGCTGTACGCTCCGGCACACTGAAGCGCTCTTTACGTTCCGGCTTTTCTCGGGCAAAGCTGGAAGGTGTCATAAGAGCTAAACAGCCTTACGCGCATCTTGTTGAATATGGAGCGCAAGGCTTCTTCACAAAGCCTAAAAAGGCTGGCATCCGTGCGCTAAAAATGAACATCGGCGGCAAGGCCGTGTATTCCAAAAGCGCTCGTGTTCCAGCAAGAAAGGCACGTCCGTTCCTTGCGCCGGCCTTCGAAGACGAAGCTCCCAGAATCATCGCTGATGTAAAAAAGGAGATTGAAAATGCTTAGACTCCCAAATAACGCTCTGCAAAAGGCTCTTATTAAATTACTTAAAGAAAAGATGCAAGGCGTATCTGTTTATGACTTCGTGCCAATCGAAGCTACGCCGCCTTATATAACTCTTGGCAGCATTGTTGTAACTGATCAGAGCACTAAAACAGAAGACAATTACAAAGTTGACATGCAAATCAACATTTGGAGCGAATACGAAGGCAGATACGAAATTAACCATATAGCGCAGCAGGTTATATCCCTGCTTTGCAGCCCTGACGGCTATATGGACCTATCTGCCGACGGCTTTGCCATGTACCGTGCTAAAATTGACACCTACGAAGCCTACCCGGAGGACGGCGACGGCTATAACGGAGCAATTACCTATGAGGTACATTTAAAAAACACCAAAGCAAACGCTGACGATATTTAGAAAGGAGCATAATAATGTCTGAAGTAACCTTCGCTACCCCTACCAACGCATCTACAAATGCTACAGCTGGTAAGGACTACCTTATTTATCTCAACACCGGTGCAACCGAAGCTAATCCGACCTGGACGCTGCTCGGTGGCCAACGCTCCGGCGACCTCTCCCGCCAGGCTGACGAAATTGACGCCAGCCACAAGACTAGCGGCGGCTGGAAAACAACTCTCCCTGGCCTGCGTTCCTGGTCCATTGACCTCGAAAGCGTTTACCTGGCTGGTGATGCAGGTGCAAAATTCCTTGAAGCGGCATTTTTGGCCGGCAAAAGAGTGCATATTAAATTTGAATACCCTGATAAAAGCTATATTACAGGTTGGGGCGCTGTGACGGAATGCAGCCTGAAAACACCTCATGACGATGTAGCTACCATTAGCGGCACAATTAAAGGTGACGGCGCTCTCAGCGACGTGCAACAACCATCCGCTTAATCAATTTCAAAGGCTGGCGCTTTGGCGCTGGCCTTAAATATAATTTAGGAGGAAACCATGAAAAAAATTGACTTTGAATTCTTTGCGACTGGCCAACAAATCTACTTTGATGTCAGCCGCATCATGCAGGTAGAAAATGTTTTGAAAAAGGGCGTCGGTGAAATCGTCATGGAACAAAATTTGAATATGGGCACGCTTTGCGTCCTGCTCTCCATTGGCCTGCGTCATTATGGCCTGCAAAATCCGGAAAAAGTTGCTAAGAAGCTGCAAACGCTGCTTGACGAAGGCGTGGAAATTGAAGAAATTCAAATGCCTGTAGCAAAAGCTCTTGTAGCAAGTGGCGCGCTTGGCAAAAAAGTTTATTATCAGCTTTTCCCTGAAGAGCTTACTGAAGCGAAAGCTGAAGCTCTGGAAAAAGAGGAAAACTCAAAAAACTAAGCCAGGGCGAAGCAAAGCGCCCTAGCATTTTTGAATGGCTTGCATGGGCTGAACCTATAGCCTACGGCAGGCTTCACCTAACCCCAAAGCAATTTATGGAGTTAGATCTTATGGAATTCAGCGCTATGGTTGACGCACTAAAAGAAGCCGACGCACATCGGCGCGAGGAAACGGCTTACTGGGTGAGCCGCATGATGAATTGCTTTGCTAGCAAGCCCATAAAACCGGCAGACCTCTTAGAACCATTCAGGCCCCCCAAAACAAGCGCTGAAATTGTCAACGAGCGCAACGAGTTTTTCAAGAATTTCTATAATCAACGAAAGGAGGTAAAAGCAGATGGCGACAGTAGCACAGCTTTTGATAAAAATCGGCGCTGATACGTCAGAGCTAAAAAAACAGCTCAATTCTACAAAGAGGCAAATACACTCGACGTTTGGCAGCGATTTCCTAAGAGTATCCAACCGAGCGGCTCTTGCTATCGCCGGTATTGGCGCTGCGATAGCTGCTGCAGGCGTAAAGGCCGTTGAAGCGGCCGGCAAGCTGCAGAACGTGCAAACAGCCTTCACTAATATGTTAGACAGTGCGCAGAAGGCAGCAGCCTTCACAAAAGAGCTGCAGGGCTTCGCAGCGGCAACACCTTTCGAATTCAACCAGGTTACCAGCGCTGCGCAAAAATTCTTAGCGTTCGGCTTTACTGCCGAACAGGTAATCCCAACGCTTACGGCTGTAGGCGATGCAGCTGCCGGCGTTGGCCTTGGCGCTGATGGTATTGACCGCGTAACTTTAGCTCTTGGCCAGATGGCCGCTAAAAGCCGTATCCAATCGGACGAAATGCTGCAGCTGACCGAGGCAGGCATTCCGGCATGGCAGATGCTCGCCGATAAAATCGGAAAAAGCGTGCCTGAGGTTATGGACATGGTAAGTAAAGGCGCTGTTGATGCTGCAACCGGTATCAATGCCCTTGTAGAAGGCATGAATCAAAAATTCGGTGGCATGATGGAACAGCAGAGCCACACCATACAAGGCACATGGTCCACTCTCATGGATGGCATAGACCAGACAGCAGCTCAAGTTGGCTTGAGACTTGCAGAAAATTTCAATGTGACAGGCATCTTCGAGAGCCTAGGCAATACGATGAATGATTTTGCTCAAGCTGTACAAACCAGCGGCATAGAGGAAGCCTTTCGGACTGCCATCCCAACGGAATTTCAAATAGCGATAATTGGAATCGGAACAGCGCTGGTTGGCGTAGCGATACCAGCTATAGCTTTAGGAGCAACGGCTCTGCTTGGCTTCTTGGCTCCTCTTGGAGCAGCCATAAGCGCTGCTGCACCGTTTATAGCGGCGGCAGTAGCTATAGCAACAGGACTATATGCTCTATGGCGAAACGGCGTCACAGTCGCAGATTTTTTTGATTTTTTTGGCATAGAGATGCAGACTGTAACAGGTTATGTTGATGCTGTAAAATCTTGCTTTCAACAACTTGGCAGCACATTCCAATCTGTCCTTACAATACTGAAACCGTGCTTCACCGTTATTCTGACGCTTTTATATGCAATTGTTCAAGTGTGGGCGTGGATATTTGGCTACATCACAGAAGTACTAATGAAACTTGCTACAGGTTTCGTTAACCTTGTGAATTTACTGCTCCAGGTAGTCGAATGGGCTGCTAACGGTATAAACACATTTCTAAATTCAATCGCCGATGATTTCATGAATTTAGCTGACTCTGTACTGCCTGAATTTGCCTCCAGCGCACTTAAACGCATTTCCGGCTTCGTGACTACAGCAATCGGCTGGCTCAATAATCTTATCTCCAAAATATTCGAGACGGACGACGCACTTTCCGAAGCCAAGGGCGAAGAGAAGAAGGCCCCTAAAGCTCCTAAAAAGCTGGAAATACCAAAATACGACCAATTCAAAAACACAGCCCCTACAGGAGCAACCAATGTTCCTAAAATTGCAGGCGCTACAGGCGCTAGCGCTAAAACTGACAATAGCCTGCTGAATGAAGCAGCAAATACCAGTAAGCAGATAGCTGACGAATGGTACAGAACATTTTCGACCAAAAGCGCTATGGTTGACCGCTGGTACAAGGAAGAGAGCGACAGCCTGGAAAAAAGCCGCGCTCTTAACAGCAATTATGAGGTGGACAAGCAACGTCTCACAGAGCTTTACGCGCAAAAGCGGCTTGATGCACTCCGTGAAGAAGCCGAGGAACGCGACGACCTTATAAACAAAGCCCGCGAACTTGGTATAAACAGCAAGACCGCTGATATAGCTCTCTATAGCTCCGAAGGTACCAAACAGCTGGAGCAAATGCGCTTAGATTATACGAAGACACTGAATTCCATCTCTGATCGTTGGGCAGAGCAGCAAAGGAACTTCACAGGTATGACCGAAACGCAAAAAAATACGTATCTGTCCGCGCTGAAGGAATACGGCGTAGCTTACGAGCTGAATGCGCAGCAGGAAATCAGCTTCACACAAGAAGCCGAAAAGGAAAAGCTGGCCGCATTCAAAAAGTATCAGGACGAAAGACTTGAATATTACACACAATGCAAGGATATTCAGGCCGATATAGATAAGGCCTATGCGACAGCCTCCTACTCTGCTCTGAAAAGCGCTCTCAGCAAGGAAAACCTTGCCAGAATATCAGCATACAACGAAGCCAAGACAACCATGCAGGCCTATTATGACGCTACTACAGAAGCACACATGAGCTTCAAGGAGCGCATGACCAACGCAATAACCGAGAGCCAGAATTCTTTCCAAAACTTTTTCAGTGACGTTCTGACCATGCAGACATCTTTCGTCGATGGTATGGGTGAGCTGCTTAATAATCTTTTTGACAACATCGTCAACCAGATAACAGCAGGCTGGGCAGCATCCATCACGCAAGGCGCTCTCAGCTTCTTAATGCCCGGCAACGGCAATAACGGAGGTTCCGGTGACGGTGCTGGCGGTGACGGTGCTGGCGGTGACCAGCTGGCGAACTTCGGAACTGCGTTGGATGCAGCAACAGGCTCAGTCAATGGCTTAGGCGCTGGTGTTGGCGCTGCTAATGGCGCAATAGGAGCAGGTACAAGTCTTATGGGTGCCTACAATGGCATTCAAAGCCTTATTACCGGAACAACTAAACCGGCTGAGGGCGCAGCAACAACAGCAGTCACAGCAGCATTGACGGCGCTGGCAACAGCTGCCACATCGGCCAGCATTGCACTTAGCGCCATGAGCGCCTCCAGCGGCTTCGGCTTTGGATTTTTTGCTAAAGGTGGCGTAGTAAAAGCTGCAGGCGGCGGCTCTATCGTTGGAGCCGGAACTGGCACATCGGACAGTATTCCGGCAATGTTGTCTAACGGAGAATACGTTCTGACGGCCGCGGCCGTAAACCGCTTAGGCCTCCCCTTCCTGGATAAGCTCAACGCAGGCGACTTCCCCGGCTACGCCGAAGGCGGCCTTGTACGTCCGAATCTTTATGTCGGCGCTGGTGTTAGCACTGCTAAAAGCAGCGACAGCCAAAGCCTGGCAGAAAAAGCTATCAACATAATTATGAACATATCCACAATGGACGCTCAAAGCTTCCAGGAATTTTTAGAGCGCAACGGCGGCAGAGAGGCAATCCAGCAGGTCGCCTATGACGCAGAAAGAAATTTCTTGACCAATAAAGGAGCGTGGTAATATGGCCTTAAAAAAATTCCCTGACCTAAGACGCTTCGCATGGGAAAGCACCAAAAGCCAAAAATGGGAAACTACAAGCCAGCGCTCAGCGTCCGGGCGTATGCGTACCTTGACCAACCAGCTTTACCCAAACTGGACAATAACAGCAAGCTATAACTGCTTGACTGATGCAGAAGCGCGTCAGCTGCACGGCTTTGCTGCTAGTGTAAAAGGCGGCTTTGAGCCTTTTTTGTGGTTAGATCCGGAAGACTACCAAGAAAAAGGCCGGCCGTTAGCGGCGCTGGATGGTACACGCTATCAGGCTACTATGAAGCTAGGCGAACACGTCGAGCCGGTAGAATACATTGAGAACGTGGCTGTTTACGTTGATGGTATAAGGCAAAACCCTTCTTCCTACTCTATTGATGGTGGCGTAGTTAAATTCAAAACAACGCCGGCAGGAACCGTTACAGCTGACTACACATACTATTGGCGTGTACATTTTGCTGATGACGGCCTTGAGATTGAAAAGATATTCCAGGATGCCAACAAAGCAAGCCTGACGCTGGAGGTTGTAAGATGAAAAACGTACCGCAAAACCTTATAGAGCATCTTAACAGCGTGAAAAATTTCACGGCCTGCGACCTCTTTGAGCTGCGTTTATTTTCCGGTAGCGTCTATTACTTTTCCGGAGCCGATTACAACGTCACCTATGACGGCAAAACCTATAAGCCTGGCCCTCTCATAACGCGCCAGAAGGTAAAGCTTAATGACCGCGTCACTGTTGACAGTATGACCATCACCTTCAACACAAATTCAACCGACAAGATCGCCGGAAAAACTATCATGGCAGCTGCACATGATGGCGTATTAGACAAAGCAAAGCTGCTTTTGCGGCGCTGTTTTTTCAAGGACGCTGTAATTTTAGGCGTTATCGACCTTTTTGCCGGCAACGTGGAAATCAAAAAAGCCGGAGGGCTAAAGCTGGAGCTTACTGTAAAATCCAAAGCACAAGGCCTTTCACAAGAGTTTCCTATAAGGCGATTTTACCCGCAAGGAACATATACAAACACAGGCGGCACGATTACCAGCGACGAAGAGGGCGATGCTGGAAGCCTCATTTGCCCTTACGTGCCACGGAAAGAGGTGCTGTTATGAGTTATACCCAACAAGGTGAAAAAATCGCTCTGGCGGCGCGTGAGTGGCTAGGAACGCCACATGTAAACGGTGCTCGCGTCAAAGGTAAAGGTGTTGACTGTGGTATGTTGCTTATTGGTGCCCTTGAGGACGCTGGCGTAATAAAAAAAGGCGCCATCAAAATAGCGCCCTATTCTCCGGAATTTCACTTGCATAATCGCCGCGAATGGATGAAGGAATACGTCGAAAAATACTGCAAGCGCATCGAAGGCAAACCGCAAAAAGGTGATTTTATGCTTTACCAATACGGCCGTTGCTGTAGTCATGCCGGCATATATATCGGCGCTGGCTGCGTAATCCATGCGCAGCTTGATCAAGGTGTCATCCTGTCGAGCTTCGACGATGTTGTTTTTTACGATGCCAAAGGCAGGAGCAGACTGCGCGGCATCTATCGCTTTCAGGGAGGACCTGCACAATGAGCATTTTCAAGGGAAAAACCGTTGTCAACAGAGCCGAAAAAATAGCTGACTTCACAATAGCAACAGCGGAATACGGCTCTGCTGTACCGGAGATAATCGGTACAACACGCACCAGCGGCAACATTATTTATTACGATGACTTTACTGCCCACGAACACAAGGAGACTCAAAGAAGCGGTAAGGGCGGCGGCTCTAAAACCGTAAGCATCACCTATACCTATACCGTTGCCATCATCTTCGCACTTTGCGAAGGCGCGATTAAAGGCCTGGGGAAAGTGTGGAAAAACAAGGATATTTATAATTATCCTAGTGATGAAATCGGCATGACGTTATATTATGGCACAAATGAGCAACAGCCTTGGCCGTATGTTGTCGGTAAGCACCCTGAAAAGGCTCTGCCTTATAAAGGCCTTGCATATATGGCTGGCGTTATAGACCTTGGCAGCAATGCCAGCTTACCAAATTTCAATTTTGAAGTTAAAGGCAAGCTTACTGAAGGCGGTGACGGTGTAGATGTAAACCCTGCTGATTATATTCTGTATATCCTCAATAAAATCGGTATGGGCGATGTAAAAATTTCTGGTATTGAAAATTACAGACGCTATTGTGCAGCTGCTGACCTGCTGATCAGCACGCCGATGGATGAAAGCAAATCCAGAACTGCCCGCGAAATCGTCAATGAGATTGCAACAATCACCAACGCCTTCATGTTCTGGTCCAACGATCAGTTTAAAATCGTTCCGCTAGCTGACAGGCCTGTAGGCGATTGGAAACCAAACAGAACAATCGTATATGACCTGACTCCAGATGACTTCCTGTCACAAAGCAACGGCGCTTGCGTAACCTATGCAAGGAAAGACAGCAGCGAAATCTACAATCGCTTCACCGTCGAATTTGTCAATCGTGCAAATGGCTACGAGAAGGAAAGCGTCAGCTACGTGGACAGCGACGACTTGAAAGAATATGGCCTGCGTCAAGCATCTACAACCAAAGCTTTATACATCTACACCAAGAAAAGAGCTGTATTCCTGGCCGAAGAGCTTGCAAGAAAGAACAAATACGAGCGCAATCAATACACCTTCAAATTGGATTGGGCATTCTGCCGTTTAGAGGTTGGCGACCTTGTAACCTTAACAGATCCGTCCATAGGCCTAAACAAACAGGTGGCTCTTATCGACAGCGTCACCGAAGACGCACAAGGCCTTTTAACCTTTACTGCCATTTCCAGAGCTGGTGGCGATTATGACGCAGCTATATATGATGTGCATGACACAGACCGTCCTTTTGTTGATTTTTCGCCAGAACCCGGAGACGTTGATGTTCCGGCAATCTTTCAGCCGCCGACGGAATTGACCAGCAACGGTAATGAATTATGGATAGGCACAAAGGGAAAAAGTAAAAACTGGGGCGGGTGCAATGTTTGGGTAAGTGACGACAACCAGCATTACAGCGAAGTCGGCAAAATAACCAACAGCGCCCGTCTTGGTTCTCTGGCGGCGGCAGCCAATGCATCTGCAGATGAAATTGAGGTAACCGTCAATGGTACATTGCTAAGCGGCACAGAGCAGGACGCACAAAGAGCCAACACACTTTGCTGGCTTGATGGCGAATGCCTAAGCTACACAACGGCAACCATGCTGCAGAACGGCAACTATAAGCTTTCTGGCCTTATCAGAGGGCAATATAACACAACGGCCGCTGCTCACGCAGCAGGCGCAAAATTTGTGCGTTGTGACGAAACTCTGTTGAAAAGCCCATTAAAAAAGGAAGATGTAGGGAAAAAGCTATGGATTAAATTCACCAGCTACAACATCTTCGGAGCGCGTGAACAATCCCTGGCAGACGTTGAGCCATACGAATATACCATCCTGCCCTATTATATTCCTCCTGTCCTCTCTGTAACCGCTCACAATCGCTACAGAGAGCTGCAGGACGGCGTAAGCCGCTACGATATCGTGGTAGACTGGACGCCGCCGGATTTTGCAAATTATCTGCAGGGTGACGTTTGGTATAAAACCAATAATGAGCAAGCTGAAAGATTGATAATAGCTGAAGGCGTTCCAGCAGACGAAATGGGTTGGCAGGGAGATTGGCTGTACGGCGGCTCTGGCAAATGTCAGTGCGTCATTCCGCAGGCCGTCGTTGGTGATACGTACCGCATAGCTGTATGCACAAAAGATGAGCACGGCATTGTTACCAGCCCTGATATGTCGCCTCAGATTGATATTACGGTAGCAGTAAAGACTACAACGCCGAACACTCCGGATGATTTCAATATCAGCTTTAGCGATGTAGCAGTAGTTACATGGAAAGAGGTTACTAACTCCGGCATAGCTTTCTACGAGGTGCGTCGCGACAATTACCCCGGGGTTGAGGATATAAACCTGCTAGCGCGTACCAACGGCCTCAGCGCGTCGCTGGCGCTGTCAGAGCGTACAGGCACGCTGTATCTGTATGCTAAAAGCGCCATAGGTAAATACAGCGCTCCTGCAGATTTGAAATACTACAAAGCAGAACCGCCGAGACCGGAACCTCCGGTGCTTAGTCCTAAAGTAGGCGGTATGGGCATCAAATGCAAGGCCGTACCCAGTGACTGCATCGGCGTGCGCTATTATATCAATGATGATAGCGTGTACAGCAAAAACAATACCCTGTCATATAGCTGTGAAGCAGGCGTGTATGATGTAACCTGTGCTTATGTGGATATGTTTGGCGATGGTCCACCATCCGGGCAGTCGACCTGTACCGTAAAGACTGTTATTGATGAAAGTATGATTGCTGATGAAGCTATCAGCTCCGCCAAGCTGGATAAGATTGTGCAGAACAACATCAGTAATGCTACGGCCAACGCAAACACTGCGTTAAAAAATAGTAATAACGCTTTAGTTAATGCCAATGCAGCATTGAGTAATAGTAATATTACGGCTGATAAGTTAAAAAAAGATTATAGTACAACCACGCAGACGGAAACACTTATTGCTACACGTGTTGCTAACAGTTTGGGTAATTACAGTACCACAGAGCAGACCGCCACAATGATT